CTCAGTTCTCACGGGTATTCGTCCGAAGAACTCTGGCTCTGCACAGACATAGATATACCCTGCAGGTACTCTACGGGACACGATGATGTTGGCACCCCAAGCGGTTGCCAGCATACCGGTCTTCAGAAGAGCTGCCTGGGTTTCGATGTCCAGCACATCCCGGCCCCACTTCATGATATCAGCATAGTCCACGGCATTAGCAAAGATCCGGGCAACCCGGAGGTCATGGCGTTGTACCGAGGCAATAGCGTCAATCAGGTCAGCAGGAGTCAGCGGAGCAACAGCAGGGATATCGGCATTGGTAGCACCAATGTTATCGAATCCAGCTGTAGCCACAGCATCCAGGATTTCGAAAACGCGAGTATCTTCTTCGGCCTGAATCTCCGCTTTCGCCAAGTCTTGTGCACGTTCGATCAAATCGAAGCGACGTTCTTTGACCTGGGTCAGAGGAATGACCGGATTAGATGCGATCTCGAAAAGCGGGAAATGCACCCTACGTGGCTTTGTCACGGCGAGAATGTTTTCACCTTCTTCGCCAATGATGTAGGCTGTTACGTTCGGGTCTTTGTCATATATCGGAAGTGCGCCATCAGGGAGTTGTTCCACCAAGAAGGTCTTACGACCTACCGAGGTGTAATCTCGCCTTAACCGGAGAGGCTGAGTCATGGACGCAGCCAGACGGGCACGACCGCCAGCAGTTTTGATATACTCAGCAATAATTTGCTGTTTCTGTTCATTGCTTATAAGTTCTGGCATAGAGATTCACCTCCTCCCTATATTCTGAGTTGTACGGTCATGTATGGATCTGTAGCAGACGGAGCTTTTGCACAAATGCCAATCAACGTAGAATACGTTAGATTAGTATTGTCCATTCCTGACGTTATCGTCAGAAGTCCGTTCTGGGAAGCATAGAGAAAGTCACCCGCCGTATAAGTGACTGCCACTGTGCCATCCGTTGCCTTTGTTTCGTATATGTCGGTACTAAGCAGAGTACCAGCACCATGAGCATATACGACTCTCTCAGAGCCCAGAGCTGAACTGGATTCGAAAGGATTGCCGAGAGCATCATTAACAGCTATTCCGAGAGCTTTATCAGCAGTCGAATCGCTATCACCAGCGCACGGTCCTACGTATCCATCTCCAGCTACAGCAACAACGCTCCCTGCCAAAATACCTTTATTGGTTTTAGCATTGAGTCTGGTGTTGTATACTTTCTGGTTATTACCCACGCGGTTATCCTGAGTAAGACCTGCGCTCGTAATCTTTCCATACGAATCATAAGTCGAACGATACAGAACCTCACAGTGGGAATCTGGAACCGGAAGATTGGAACTCATTAAGAATCACCTCCTCAAGTTTTTAAATGTTAAAAATTCTTATCTTTTTAGGGATAAGCGTTAATTATTTCAAAGCAGAAGAAATGTCCGGGGGCAGTTCCCACAGATTATCCAGGGATCCATTCCCTGATGATGCCTGTTTCACTAAACCACTTAATTTCTTCGCTCCGGTTTTTACCTGTTCATCATCTGCAAAAAGAACATCAAGAAGATCAGAAGCTTCTACTTTTTCCTCAGGAGTTGTTTCTTCCTTAGGCTGCTCTTCCTTTTTAGCCTCTACTTCTTCTTTTTCTTCTTCTTTTTTCTCTTCTACCGGTTTTTCTTCTTCAACTTTTACCGGTTTTTCTTCCTTCTTTTCTTCTTCTTCAGCTTTTACCACCGGTTTTTCTTCCTTCTTTTCTTCTTCTTCCTTTTCTTCTTCCTCTTCATTGGCAAGAATTTCACCCAGCTGAATTTGACGCTGGAGAGTAGCCAGGACGCATCTTTCCGGCATATACATGAACTCTTTGGCCTGAGCCTCAATCAGCTCATCCGATGCACCAGGAAGCATTCTCTGAGCAATTGTGATGCACTTAAGAGCCTTACCCTGAAGTTTCTGCATGGAAGCTATGGCTTCCTGTGCTTTCGCTTCCGTCATCTCTTCTTTTTCCTCGGAAACTTCTGCAGGAGCTTCAGGAGCTTCAGGAGCTGCAGGAGCTGCAGGGGCTGCAGGAGCTTCAGACTTAGGAGCCGCAAGACCCACTTCATTACGACCTTCACCTTCCCACGGCTTCCTCATATCCGGATCTTCCGCCCAGCTCGAAGGATCTCCGGTTTTATACTTCTCTACCGGAGGATTGGTTTTTTCTGTGTTCATCATGTAGGGATCGGCTTTCTTTTCCATTGAAGCCTCTTTACCCCATGTCAATCTCTGTCTCATTTGAAACCTCCTTAACGGTTAATTAAATTTTCGATATTAGTAGATTATTATTAATTCTCATAAAAATCCATAAGTCTTAGCCAGGCCATAGCTTTCTTAGCTTCTTTTTTAGTTATCTTCCGGCCTGAAGCTTTATTAAGACTTATGAAGATATCTTTTATATCTCGAGTATTTATATCAGCAAGGGCCATTTTTATTTTCATATCGAGCGGGGACTTTAAACAGTTATCTATATAGGACATAACCGCAAGGAAATCCCTTTTGTTATAGCCATAATTAGAGAGTGCTGTGAGGTCTTTGCTTGTCAGTAGCATTAATGTGCCGAATTTAAGCTTATCAAAAGATTCTCTATCCAGATGTCCGGCTGTTTTTTGGAGATGTGTATCCCAGGATTTTTTCAATCTCCAAACATTTTTTAAGGCTGCTGTAGGATGAATAAGGGTATCATCAAGTGTGTCAAGTTCTCGGGCATCATCATTTTGTTCTGGACTAAACTCATTAACTATTTCATCCTTAAGCTCATCAAGGATTTTTTTCTTTAATTCATTTTTCCATTGCTTAATAGGATCTTCAGGTTCTTCTACAGGTCCTGGTTCTTCTGGTGCCGGTTCTTCTGGTGCCGGTTCTTCTGGTGCCGGTTCTTCCGACACATCAGGAGCTTTCTTCTCAGGGTCTTCAGGAATATCTTCATCAGCAGCTTGAGCTACTCTTAATAAATCACCTTCTTTATACTCATAATTTTTAACCTGATGAGCTTTTTCAAGTTTTGCCATGACTTCTGCTGATGGCATGATAACATTTCTTTTTACTGCACCGGTAAATGCTGGATTATTTACCCAGGAAGCATCACAAAATATTACTGATTCAGGTTCTGAATGATATCCGCACAACTCAGCAATTCTTCTTTGTATACCATTATTGTCATAGAAAGTATTATTTTTTTCCCATCTTACATGTTGACATGCCTGGGTATCATCATGAGACCTATTACCACATTTAGTACAGATTGAAAAGCTAATTTTGCAACCCATACTGAGTGTATTCATTCTGCCGGATTCTATATCTGCTACAAGATTCCTATTCTTTTTATCAGTAGCAACCAGAATATCCACATAATAGGTTGTAATATCTTTACCGGTTTTATCTTTTCCTATTGGTACCTCACGAAGGACAGCATCAATTACTTTACCTTTAGAAAGCTCTGGTATCTGAATATGCTCTAAAAAATTATTAACACCAATAAAGCTTTTATAACAGGCGGCGAGCATTTGCTTGGACCAGGCATCACCATTATTATTTATAAACTTTGAGAATTCCGGCTTGATATAATAATCGCTTTTAGGATTCTTAGGATCAGCAAGTTCCGTTTCGACTGCGGCTATTATCGAACAATGACTTAAAAGATATTTATCAGGCTGATATTTTGCCAGGACATTTCTAGCTACCTTAATACGGTCACCATTAGTACTAATACAGCTGCCATTTTTCTTGCAATAAACGGATTCAATCCACTTATTTTCATTTACTACAGGCTCTGCTACAGTAGCATAACCGTACTTCATCATGGCCATTATTATTTCATCCTATTGGCTGTAGCTCTGATAATATTATGCAAAGACGCTTTCGTTTTGACCTTTTCTTCTTTAATCTCTGTAGTGGCTTCATCTCCGGAAAACATAGAGTTTATTTTCTCTAAAGACTGGCTGACTTTATTCTCAGGTATTCTGGCTTTCCAGTCGCTAACTTCAAGAGAAATGGTCTTTCCCGGTTTGGACTGTTGAGAAAGTCTGTAGAAAACTTCATCACCAACTTTATATTTATGTAGAAACATTAGTCACCTCTTTCACAATTTTTTCCGCCATTTTCCTGATAGTATTAGAAAGAGAAGCTTCTTTTTCTTCCGGGGTTTCTTCAACTATTGAGGAATCTTTAAAATGGGATTCCAATTTATTTAAGGTCTGCCGTACAGGACTTTCAGGGATTTTAGCAATCCAGTCACTTTTTTTCAAAATGACAGAAGACCCGATTGAGGAATTAGGACTGAGTACCCAAGCAACGATATCCCCAACTTTATATTTATGCAGATACATTTTAATAAACCTTTCTCACGCTATATTGAAGGATATGGTCACTACAGATAGTCCCGTATTTTTCATAAACCCTATTATAAGCCTGCACATCTGAGAGATTATCTCTTTTGCTGGCTTCAATATTTTCCAGGACTTTATCTATGACTTCAGAAGCG